CCGTGTTTGTCGCCCGCGAACAGAACCTTATGGTCAACCTTGTGCGGAACTTCTCCGCGCGAGGCTGGATGAGCCGCAAGCTCAGCATTTACGCTGAGGTCACCGCTGAGACGGTTGGCGAGGGCGAGGATTTTGCGAATCCCACGACCTTCGACAAGACCGTGCTTGCGACCCTGACCCCAGGCGAAGTAATGGCGCAGATTATCCTGACGGACCGCCGGATCGAAACCGATCCTGACGACGCCCGTCGGGACGCTGCAACAGAGTTGGGCAACGCGATTGCCACTAAGATTGACACCGACTTGGTGACGGAGTTTACCAATATCACCAGCGGTGTTGGGTCGGCTGGTTCCAGCCTGACCTTCAATATGGTGGCCGCGGCCCTGTCTCAGCTTCGCAATGCCAATGCCCCGAACCCAATTTATGTTGTGCTCCATCCGTATGAATCCGTGCGGCGTGCAGGAGCAATCCTGTAATGAAAACCTCTCTGAATTCGGTGAAAGCCCGGCGGCGGGTAACACCGAGCCAAGCCCGATGGGCAGGTGTAGAGACTGAGCGAGAGGCTCCCTCTGGGATGATGCTACAGTCCGAACAGCGCGTATAACCTCGCATGAAGGCGCTGAGCTAGGCAGAAATGTCCTAGCCGCGGGGAGAACCTAAAAACCGAATAGTGACGGAGACAGATTATGTCCTTTGAAAGCGAATTTACAGGCTTGTTTTGGGCAGATGGAAACATTATGCTCGATATTGGTGAAAAGAATGTGCCAAACAGTAAGACAGGTAAGGTCTATAAGACTACAACTGTGCGGCTAAGGTTCCGAATCATAGCGAGAGATGATAATCTTGCGCTTCTTGAAGCAATTAAAGAGCGTCTAGGTGGACATATTTACAAGACGCGAGGCTTCAAAAGCTACTGGGCTAACGGAAAGCAGTACAACTCTAAGCCCCAGTACACTTGGCAGGTTCAGTCTCATAAAGATGCTGACCGAATACTCTCAATTCTTGAGAAGGGTGTTCTGCCAGCTAAAAAGGCTAAAGAGGTTCCTTTGGCCCGCCAAGCCCTTACGATCATGCAAAATCGTAAAGGGCCGTGGAAACCCGAGGAACTAGATGAGCTGTGGCGGTTAAAGCGCTTGATAGAATTAAATCGCAAGCACTCCCCGAGGTAACAGATAGACGGCTGGCACGATGTGTGGGATGAATTGGGTTCGCCGGCGTCACAGCAAGCGTTTTTGGGTGATGTGGCAAATGAGGCTCTGCGTTCGTTCTTCGTGGGCGACTGGTTGAATATCTCGTGGTTTACCTCCGCGAACATCCCTGTTGATGACAACGACGATGCGGTGGGCGCGATCTTCAACCCCAATGCTCTCGGCTTCGATTCTCGTAAGGCCCCCACTCTGGAGGTCGAGCGGGATGCGTCGCTTCGTGCTTATGAGCTAAATATGAGTGCTGGTTACGCCGTCGGCGTTATCCGCACCGCTTTTGCTCGTAAAATCACACACGACGCGACCACGCCGACTTCGTGACGGAGGTGACAAATGTTTGGTTATGCTCGTAAAGTTGCCTCTGTTGTGATCCCCGGCGGCCTCTCAGCCGATGAGAACTTTCCCGTTTTCATGGCTCCTGACAGCCACCCGGTGACCATCGAAGCGGCTCACATGATTCTGAACGACGACATCGCCGCCAGCACCGTGAACTACGCCACGTACGTCCTGCTCAACGGCGGGACGGCGGGCACGGCCACTACGGCCATCGGCACGGCGGGCGGCACCGCGGGCTTCTCCCAGTACGTTCCCAAGGCGTTTACGCTGACGGACGGGTCTGGGCAGTTGGACGAGGGCGAGGTTCTGATCCTGAAGTACGACGAGGACGGATCCGTTACTCCGCCCGAGGCCACGCTGGTCATCGAGTACGTGGACGGGCTTGGCTCGACGCGGAACTCATAAGAGGCGTAAGGCGACAGACAATTGAATAATCAGGGGGAGCCATGCGCTCCCCCTATAAACCTATCCTAGCCGGAGACGGATATGACAGAGAAGGAGGCAAACAAAGCCGTAATCCTTTGGCATTCCAACGCAGTTTGGGCAAAAACGGGCTACGGCGTCCAAACAGGGCTTCTAGCACCGCGGCTAAAAGCCGCTGGCTATGAAGTAGTTATTTCGGCGTTCTACGGGTTGGGCGGCGCGCCTCTTCGCGCACCTGGCGACATTCTGGTTCTGCCGGGCCTGCACGATCCTTTCGGGAACGATGTAGTAGGCGCACACGCGGCGGCCCTTCGTGCTGACTTGGTATTTACGTTGGTGGATGTGTGGGTACTTTCTGACAAAGTGTTCAGCAAACTTCCGTGGGCCGCGTGGACGCCAGTAGACCACTATCCGGTCCCTAAACACGTCGTGGAGGCCCTCCGAGACGGCGGCGCTGTGCCAATAGCCATGTCTAAGTTTGGTTGGCGCGCCCTACGCGAGCAAGACTTCGCCCCGCTGTACGTCCCGCACGCTGTATGTCCAGAGTATCTGGAGCCAGTAGATCGAGACGAGGCGCGGGCAGAGTTGGGTTGGGAGGATAAGTTCGTCGTGGGAATGGTGGCCGCCAACAAGGGCAGCCCCTCCAGAAAGTGCTTTGCAGAGGTTATGACGGCCTTCGCTAAGCTACGACAAAGTGTGCCAAACGCCTTGCTGTATCTGCACACAGAAATCGCCCCGCCCACCGGACTGAACCTCACTCTGCTGCGAGAGCGCCTGAATCTGCCGCCGGAGGCCGTGCAGTTCGCCAACCCACTAGCATTACTAACAGGCTACGGCACGGCGGAGATGGCGAAGATATATGCAGCGATGGATGTTCTGGCAAACCCAAGCCGCGGCGAGGGCTTCGGCGTACCCATCATCGAGGCGCAGGCGTGCGGCACACCGGTTATCACGTCCAAATGGACGGCTATGCCGGAAATAACGTTCTACGGGTGGAAAGTCGGCGGCACGCCCATCTACACCGAGCAGGAGAGTTGGCAGTTCATGCCGAGCGTTTCTCAAATTTACGACGCCATGATAAGAGCACACGAACTAACTCCTGCTAAACGAAAAGCCGGCGGGCGCTGGGCACGGGAGCAAATTATGAAGAACTATCATCCCGACGTAGTAATGGAAAAGTACATGCTTCCGGCACTAGAAATAGCACTCGCTCGGGCTAAAACTAAAGAGAGCATTGATTATGATTTCTACAAAGCGAAAACTGTGTCTGCGGTGCGGCAAGACCAAGACTCTTCGGATGTTTGACCCGCACCCACGCACCCAAGATGGCTACGATGATGTCTGTCGAACGTGCCGCAAGAAAGAGGCCCCGCCGACAGACATTCCCGTTAGTGTGGAGATAGACGATGGCAACGAGAGCCGGAATCCAATATCTGATTGATGAAGTCCGCAGACTGTCCGGCGCGGGCACCGCGGAGTATTCTGTCGGCACCGTTTCGTACTTCACGGACGACCAGATTCAGCGGATTCTAGATTCTCGGAGAGTACGCCTCGCTCGGCACGAAATTGAGTACGAACCCGAACGAAGCGCCGGCGGCGGCACCGTCGTATACAAACACGCCCGCATCGGCTATGGTTGGTTAGAAGATACATCGGCGGGCGGCACTACGGCAGATTGTATGCTCACCGATAGTACGGGTAGTATCATCGGGACGGCGGACTACACTCTATCAGCAGTAGACGGCTTTATTACGTTCAAGAACGACCAGCACGGCAGCGTTCGCTACTTCACGGGGTGGGCGCACAATCCGTACAAAGCCGCTGTGGACGTGCTTACAGCGTGGTTGGGAGAGCTATCCCGCCAGCCGGACTTCCAGACCGATAATATGCGGGTCTGGCGCTCCCAGATGACGGCGCGGCTGCAACAGCAAATTGACATGCTAAAGGAGATGGGCGGGCTGGCTCCGGCACTACAAGTGACTTACGTAGATCGAAGCGACATCCAGCCGAGCGAGTGGCCGACCGAAACTCCGAAAACTACTAGGATACCGACGTAATGGGCATAGGACTTACCGCTGACGAACTCGCGTCTATCCGAAGTGCGATCTCCGATCTCTTACCGGACGTCTGTACGATACAAAAAGTGACTTACACCAAAAATGACATCGGAGAGCCGGAGCGATCATACAGCACAAGAGCCGCCGACGTGCCGTGCCGACTGGACCCTGGGCGATCCGCTAGGCTATCTGGCAACGAGCAAATCAGTCCGATGATGAACTACTTTCTGGTCGAGGGTACGTATATTCTTACTTTACCGTACGACACGACCATCGAAGAAACCGACAGAGTTATCAAAGACGGCGACACTTACGAAGTGCGATACGTGGATTCCGGCAAGTCGTGGGCGGGTTCGCGCCGCGCCGTAGTGATGAGACTAGAAGTATGAAAATCGGCGGGCGTATTACAGTAACGCATTGGTTCAACCCCATGCGCGACATCGTGGAGAAGCACAGTCTGGACTATCTGCACAACTTGGCTGACGACATCCGCGACGAGGCTTCCGACCAAGCACCAGTAGAAACCGGCGCTCTGGCAAACTCTATCGCTGTGGTATCCAGTATCAGAACAGACTACGCCGCCGCCGTGAACAAAGCCCGCTCCTTACGTCCCACACACGGCGATTGGGGGCCGGCGCTGGGCGTACAACCAGAACCCTCCCCCGCCCGCGACGAAGTTCACATTGTGCCCGTCGTGGGCTACGCTGGCTTTGTGGAGTTTGGGACGCGCAAAACGCCAGCCAATCCCTTTCTAGAGCGGGCGTTGGATATTATCATGGCAGAACGGGCGGGCGGCGAACTAAAGTCTTTTCTTATGCTTATGTTTAGAGGTAAACCAGATTCGATTGTAAGGATTATCGGATGATCTTTGTTGAGAAAGCACTTTACAATACTCTCGCCGCCTCCACCGCCCTCACCGTCCTCGTGGGCGGAACGGCGTCTCCTCGAATCTACAATACCGTTATCCCGCAGGGGGCAACTCTTCCGGTGGTGGTATTCCAGAAAATGGGCGGGCGGCATGTCGCTGACAACCCCAAAGAGGCGGCGGACTTGAACTACGCTGTAAAGTGTATTGACGACGATCTTATTACTGCGGAGGAAGTGGATCTACAAATCAAAAACACTCTAGACCGCCAATCGCTGGGCGTCAACACAGAGGGAATGGCTGATTACAAAGTCTTTCGTCAACTAAATCTTCACTTTATTGAGGACATCGGCGGCGGCAAGCCCCTCTACCATGTCGGCGCTATCTATGCGATCGGCGTGGCTGAGGAACAAACGTAACACATGAAATCATTAGAAATTATTAAGGAGAATTACTATGGCACTCGCATCTCGGTATACGGGCAAAGACCTTTACGCTGAATTTATCTGTGCCGCGGGCACAATTCAGCTAACCGGCGACCAGCGCTCTCTGTCAGTCTCTCGGGACGTGGATACGGTGGACATCACCGCCGGCTCCGAGGACGACAAGAGTTATCTTGCGACGCTGAAAGACGGTACGGCTGAAATTGAAATTCTGGACCAAGGGGACGTTACCGCGACGGGCATTGAGCACGCCATGCCGGAAGGCACTAGTGGTACGCTCATCTACGCGCCCAAGGGCACCCAGTCGGGTAAGCCCAAACGCGGTTTTGCGGCCATCGTGACGGGCGTGGATATTGAGTATCCATACTCTGACGTGGCTACTATTCGTATTAGCTTCCAGAAGTCCGGTTCAGTCCTGTTCGGCGGCACGGCTCAGTACTAAACCAAAAACTAAAAGGAGGGAGGCGGTATGGCTTCTGAGTTCAAATTCGACCTCAACCGCGTAAAATATCGGGAGATTCTGGAGTTTGCGCGGCGTGATCCCAACGCGGCGGCAAACCCCCAAACCGAAAAGCGGTCGCGGGAGATTATCGCGCGATGTCTTGTGGAATGGCCGTTCGATGCCGAAATTTCAGACGAGGCGCTGCTGGACCTGGGACTTAGAGACTATCTGATGCGGAGGACCTGCCGTGGGAGGCGGTGCGCGTCCTGCTGGCGGAGCGTTTTAGCGTTCTTCCAAGCGAGATAGATGCCATACCGCTTCCCGACCTTTTGGACATTCTCAACGTCTTGGATGCAGAGGCCAAGGCGTCTAAACGGTGATATATGCCTAACGTTGTACAATTTTCGGCCATCCTGTCTATGAATGCTCGGGCGTTCCTGCAAGCGATGGAACAGGCGCGGTCGTCCACAGACCAACTGGCGGGCCGCGTTCAAAGTCTCGGAACCACCAGAGGCCCCAGCCGACTCGTCGGAGCCATCAGAGGAGTTGGGCGGGCGCTTAGAGACATGCTCGTCATCGCCGCGGGCATCAATTTAGCCTCGATCTTCTGGCGGGCGCGGCAGGCGGTTGGGGCGTTTATTCGCTCCTCCATCGAGGCTACCGGCACGCTTCAAGCTATCCAACTTCAGATTCGAGGCTTACAGGCCCGCGAGATGGCGGGTCTTATTGAGTCCAGCCTAGAGGCCGCGACGGTTTGGCGCACGGACTTTAGAGACGGCACCACAAAGGCGCGCATTGATACAGAAAAGCTCCGCGACGCGCTCGGCTCCTACCAAGATATTCTCCGCCAAGTAGACCCAGAACTCGCCCGCCTTATGGATAGCCAGGAGCGGTACGCAACTATTCAGCGAGATTCGGCCCGCATGATGTACACGGGTAACCAGCTATTCGAGGCATCGGGCGAGAAGGCCGCTGAGACTGTAAATAAGCTGCGCCGGATGGCTATTATCTCGCCGCTGTCTGTGCAGACCACGATGGACCTCTTCCGGCTGGCGTCGGCCTTCCAGTTCAACACAGACGAATCAATGCGAATGACGCGTGGTATGCTGAACGTGGCGGCGGGCCT